GAGAATTGTTGAGTTTGCACTCTTCTGATCATTTGTGGGTCTAACAAGTCTTTCACGTTGCCTGTTCCGAATTTCGCGCAGTTCAATGCTGCGAGGCTTGATGCTGTTAAAACAGCTTTGGTAAGTGGTTCACCCATGAGTACACCGACGGTTGTCGTGAACTCATAAAGGTTGCTTCCAACTTTCCTAAGTTTTGATCTGACTTCACTTGATAGTCTTCTGTGTTCCCGACATCTCAGTTTTATCTGGACGTCTCTGGGAGAGCAGAGCAACTCGGTGCAGTCAATCAGATACTTCGCTGTCGATCTTGAGATCAAACCCGCATCCTGCAGGCCGGTGATTAATCCGACCATCAGTCCTTGCGAGGCGTCGTGTCTTGCCCTGTCAGTGGCAGATGTGAGATCAGACGTGCTTATGAAGAGATTGTCAAGTTTCTTCTTCGAATGGTGATTCGAAAAGCTTTGTCCAAATCGATATAGATGGTCTGACTCCTTGAGTCCAACATGGGCTCCAGGAATCATGCTTAGGAAATCTCCAATCATATGACCTGAAGGTGATAGATAGGAGTATAACCAAGCTGGCCCTGATGTTACAGGCCTGAGTTTTCCTCCAGGCTCTGAAACTAAGGCGACTTTGACCTTAAGGTTTCCTCTCTCAGTTAGAGGCTGGGACTCCCAGTCTCTCCTCTGTAGAGTTGACCAGACTAGCAAGAGTCTTCCTAGTCTGTTATCGATACCTGAGGCGAAGTCCCCCGAGTCTTCGGGGCGCTTATACCATGCAATAATTTCTTCTGCAAATGTTGCCGAAGGGTGTTCCGTTTCGAGATAGGCGATCTTCCAGACCGGAAGGTCCGACTTGTCTTCGTCACAAACAGCGTTCGAGTAGGGGTCGTAGACCACTCTGTTCACCAGCTCCAAACCTAGATCACGAACTTTCGTGTTTAGGAATGTCCTGAATGAATTGGGTCCATGATCCTCCAACGTGTTCCACTTCCCTCCGCTTTCTCTTGTGTATTCCAAAGAAGCACCAGAGCTTAAAGAGGTGTGCGTCGTAAGGCGAGAAGGATCGAATTCGGTCCCTCGTCTTTCTATCTGAGCTCGAACATCTCGAGCGATAGACGCACCAAGCAACATGCATGATGATTCTAACTTTTCATCCTTATCTATTTTCACCGTCAGGCCTTCTAGAAAGGCCTCCACCTTCTTCTCCTTCTGAGTTCTACTCGGAGGGGGGAAGGATCTGGATTGTAAAATCGGCGATGCGAAATAGATTTTTGCAACAACCTGTTCTTCAGGCTCGAAATCTTCGAGTCCGAACGATAGCGCTTTCTTGAAAATCGCCAGGAGTGTCATTGAGACTATGTCTTCGATGACCTCCTTCCTGATCTTCTGGCGAGCGGGTTCGTTGACTAGTTGGTCCTCAAATATTTCCTCTTGTAGGATTGTAGATGCGGACTTCCAAGCCTTCGTGAACCTGTCTGTTCCGAATTTAAGTATGAAAGTTAATATTATCTCTGAATCGACTAAAAGATCACCAATCTTGAAGTCGGATGAGACATATAACGCTGAAACGGCGGTTCGGTAGGTCAGTAGTTCTCTACTGTCCCGCCTAGACATCAGTGAGACTAGTCTTGCTGTGATGTCTGTGCCAACCGATGCCAAATCTGGCAAACGTTTGAACCAGCGTCGTGACTTTGCCCTAGATCGTATTAAATTACTGATCTTTCCTTTCTTCCCCGCTTCCTCGAAAATTTCTTGGCAGTAAGGTCGAAGGATCTGCAGATAGGAGAACGTCTCCTTAACTGTAGATGGGACTTCTGGCTGACCAGCACTATGGTGGTTGGCTAGAGGCCATGGACTGATATGTCTCAATCTCATGAT